TACCGCCAAGATATTCGCGCTGCGCAGAGGTCATCGCGCTGTTTGGGTTCATGAAAGCTTCAAGAAGTTTTTGATCTGAACCAAAATCAGTGTGAAAACTGTATTCCTGACCCTCCATTCTTCCCGCGAAGCTTTTCTTGATCGTGCTTAAATCGCTTCCCGATCTCTTTGCGCCAAGCCTCATCGCCTCAAGAGCGCCTAATTGCCCAACATTGTCGCCAACATTAATGCTGCCACTCATATGTTTTAGCTGATCAGTCATCATTGACATCATCTTCGCCATAGTTTGGGCGAGGAAGTTCAAGATTGTTTCGCTTAGATTTGCCAGAAGCCCCCCAGCGATCCCCAGAATGCCCCCAGCAGTGCCGAAGAGTATATATCCGACCAGACCCAAGGCTCCGATTTGACCGTTTGTGAGGGTGTTTGTGTCGTTGTATGCGGATGTCATCGCATCATAAAAGTTGAGAAACATATTCATTGCGTTTCTCATTCCATCGACTGCCCCCGCCGCAAAGATTAATGCGCCTTCAAGGAAGTTCGTAATGGTTTCACCCGCTGCGGTAGCATTTTTCTTAAGATCGCCAATCGCCCTGTCGAGATCGCTGTTTATGACCTGAGTGGCTTCTTTCAAAAAGTCAAAAACACCCGCTTCCATTAGGGTTGCTTTTAACTCAAATATTTTGTCGCCAATCATTGAAAGAGCGCCAGAAAATGTTGTGGACATCTGCCCAGCGACACCCTCAAGAATACTTCCACCGCTTTGAAATGCTGCCACAAGTTTCTTTTTTGTTTCTTCTGCGCTGTAAGAAACACCCGCAGTAAAGCCAAGCATGGCAAGGACGCCGCGCTCTCTGAACTGATCAGCCGAGGCAGCGCCAGCCGCAAGCATTCTCATCAAGTTGTTTGTGCTTTCTTCGACAGTCAGACCCGTGACCGCAGAAATATCAGCCGCCGCTCGCAAGAAAAAATCAACTTCTTTCGCGTCACCTTTTAACTGTGCCGCCATCCGTGTTGATGAACCAATTAAATCCTCAAAACTAAACGAAACCTCTGTTGCAAACTGTCTCGTATTCTTAAAAATCTGGTTGGCAATTTTGGTGTCTTTTGTCACCGCCACCATTTGAAACTTCACTTGTTCAAGGGTGTTCGCAACTTTTATAAAATCTCGAACGACCAAACCAGCGCCCAAACCAATAAACGCCGCCTTCAAAGAAAAAATTTGCCTCGTTAATCCTTGAAAAACTGAAAATGACCTTTGAAACGCGCCTTGGATGACCATTGCGCTTCTTTTTGCAACACCCTCTAGATCTCTAAGAGTTCTTTTTGCTGCATCGGCGGCAACGACAATATTTAGTCTGGCTAAAGTGGTCATTTTGTTTTTTCACCCGCAATCACGACATATTCAGCGTCCAAAGTTTGAACCAAGAGAATGAAGCCCCAGAAGTCTATTTGACTTGTCATTTCGGCGTATTGTGCAATTTCTCCGAAAGGGATTGCTCCAACCGCCATGCCTACGTTGCGACTTGAGGATAGAAACTGAAACGCTTCAACGATTTCTCCCTCTTCTGGTGTAAGATCTGGACGTGATTGCAGAAAAGGCATCTGTGTCGCATCGATGGTTCCATCTAAAAGTTTTTCCTCATAGTGGCCCCACGTCATCTGCCATCGCATCCAGCGTTTTAGTTTTTTGAGCTTGTCTCCAATTTTTCGTTTCTAAATCTTTCGTTGTCTTGAGCGTATTCCAAGATCAACGCTAAGAACTCTTCAGCAGTCGCATCAGACAAGATCTCAAAAGCTCTTTCCTTCGAGTATTTGATTTCTTTCCCGTCAAGCGTCAGCCCCCTCCAATCAAGCAAGATCGTCTCTGAAACTGCTCGCGCCATGATCTGGCCCTGCATTTCCATGTCGAGCTTTCCAGCCTCATATTTTCTCTGATGGGGAGCCATCAAGGCATTGAACCGTGTCTTGAATTTAGGGTTGCCCATTCGTGCAATCAGAAAGGATGTGGTCATATCATGTTCGACCCACACCCCCTCGTTTTGCGTTTTTCTATCAACCTTGACTTCTGCTAAGTCCATTTTTTTCTCCGAGAGTTAATTCGCGGTCTGGTCACTGCCGTTGACCGCGCATCAGGTTAAGATGAGGCGTCAGCCCGTGTGATTTTTAATGTGCAATTTTCAGAGCTATCAAACTTGCCTTGAAAGCCCATTTCGACCATGACATCCGCGTTTGAAGAACCCGCAACGACTGTGCCGCTGGTGAACTCCATTAATGGGATTTCAAAGGTGTATGAGTTGCCGTTGGTGTTTGCATTATCCTCAACCTTGAACTTCAAGCCTGACGCAGTGCCAGCGATATACTTGTCAAACAAAGCCTTGGTTTCAAAGTAAACTGACATAGTGCCAGTGACTACGAATTGACCCAGACCGATACGCGCTGCGCCAAGTGTTCCGATCTCATTGTTCACGCGCAAATTGTTTGCAATCGTCAAAGATAAGTTCATGCACTTCGATAGGTTCGAAAGGCTTGACCCTTCTTGGATAAGTGTAACGTCATCAATGGCGTTCATAACGTCTGTGCTGCTCACTGAGGTCGCGTTCGGGGCTTTTAGTTGCGTTGTATCGCTCACGTCCAAGGTGTTTCCTATGGCGCTCACAGAGCCAGTGACGATGCTGCCAGCCGACAAGTTCAATGACATGCCATCAAACATAATGTCTTTAATTCTGTGAAAGCCGCCTTGAGAGCCGCCAACGCCGCCAAATTGCTTTTCAAGCGTGTAGGCTTTTGTGGCTGTCCCGTTTTTCAAGACGTTTGTGCTGAATGAACTACACATCACGCCTTCGAGAAGGTCATCCATCGCGTGATTGTAGTCGGAGCCACTTACGGCATATGTGCCGCCATATGAAAGTTCGAAATTAATATCACCAGAAACGGAAGCATCTGTTCTGATTAAGTCAGACACATTTCGATCAGACCTGATTTCATCAGACTGCGTGTTCGAAATGTTATATGTCAAGCTTTCGCCCGTCATTCTAACAGCTTTGCTTTCGATTGTATTTGGTGCGACTGTTCCCCATGCTGTTTGCGGAGCAAGCAACAGGGCTGCGCGATTAGTGTCTGTCATCTTTAGCCTCTATGCAGTTGCGTCCCTATAGTAGGGGACTGTTAAATTTAGCTGGAACCTTCCTTCGACTACCCCGACCCTTTGGACGTTTGGGGTTCGACAGATGATTGTGCCGCTGTTTCCACTGCTAAAACGCTGGTTCCGAAAGATCGCGGCTATCGTGTCGGCGTAAGTTCTTGCAGTTTGAGAGCCAGAGTTTGCATCAACAAAAATCTGGATCGAAATAAGTCCTGTGTATCTGTGGCTGGGCGTTGTTCCTGTTAGTTCAATTTGAGTGGCAGAAGCATTCTGAATGAAAATCGCAACGTATTCGCTATCAGTCGGGCGAAACCCAACATTATCAAAAGCAATCGGAGTGGTTGTCCAATTGTCCTTGAAGCGCTTTTCAATTGCCGCTCTTTCATCCGCAAAACTGCTCATGATTTGCCTATTTATTACATTTTGTAATTTTATATATCAAGACTTAGCCCTTTTCTAGCTCTCTTAGCGTTGCATTTATTTCAGCTTCGACTTGAGCCACCGTCAGATCAACGATGTTATCTTTTAAATCTATAAACGGGCCATATTCGACGTTGTTGGTTATATAAACCTCACCCCTGCCGCTTATGTATCCAACCGCGTTTTGGGATTCTGGCCCGTAATAGTTTTTCTTTTGATTTGGAGCTTCGGATAGAACAGATTGATCGACCACTTCCTCGGTTATATTCCAAGACCCGCGCAGTCGCCCCGTGTCAACTCTCGTATTCGCCTTTGCCTTATCTAAAACATCAAAGCCAACGCGCCGAACGGCTGTCTCAATATTCAATCCAGCTTGCTTTACAAATTCCGAAAGATCCAATTGAAAAGATTTTTCCTTCATAGTGCCACCGCCACATCATAAGTCGCCACAAGATCCCCAGAAAAGTTTGGTGTGACCGCCGTTACGTTGTACTTCTTTGCATTGAACTCGATCTCATATCCGACCTCTGGCGCAAAATCTTCACCCGCTCTTGCCATGATCAGAACAAAGCTTGCCTTGTCATATGAGGCTTGTGCAGAAGTTGGTTGCCCCGCAGATGCGAAAGTGTCGGTTGTGCCGCCAGCCTTTGTTTTTGCGCTTGATACAATTGCCTTGCGAGTTTGCTCTTGTTGCGACTTCGACAAAACGCCTGTGGTGGGATTATAGCTCGACACCTCACCGCCTCGCATGATGACGGTTGTGCCGAACTGATTAATCATTTGTGCCGCCACTGGGCCGAGGGCGTTGTCGAGAGCCGTTGCCATATTACACCTCGTGAGTGATTTGCGGGATTATATTACATTTCGTAATAAATGTCTCCATGCTAATTCACATCTCCCTCATATCTACTCGTCCACATGGTTAAGGAATATTTCACACCCGATTTTAACTCATCAACATGGTGACCGTGAGTGACTTGTGAGGGAAATAAAATGCAGTCACCAATCGAAACGTATTCGTTGTCAAAAGTTTGACGCGGGAAGATCAGAGTTGCCCCCTCATAA